AGGCGACATTCGCGGTAATTCCCGGCGCATCACTGCTTGACCCTGCTGGCTGACTTGCCAGGATAGACTGGACCATAGCGTGAGTGGCGGAACTGCTCATTAACTCCTGCGGCAAAAGCTGGGCAATATTCTGTGGGTGTTCCAGAAACAAGGGAAGGTTGGTTGATAGGTGCGGGGGCGAAACACCGGCCACGGCACTGACAAGAGATAGTACCTGGTCAATCGGTGAAGGCGTTCCGCCAGGGCTGGATGCGGATATGGCGGAATTCATGGTGGCCACGGTCGGGTATGCCGCCATAAGGTCCGCGAACGTAATCCTGAAATTTACGTTCGCTTGCAGTATTTGCAAAATGTCGGCGGCGGCGGGAGGATTCGGCGCGGCAACCAGTTCGCTTATCTTTACGTCAGTCATTCGTCATTTGCTCCCGTGTCGGGCAGCACTACGAAATGCTCGCTACCATCTGTCATTACAAAAGCCATCACGTTGCCCTCGATGGCTACATGCTTCAAAGCGGCCCCGTCTTTACCGTCCGCTCCGGCGGCACCTTCACGTCCACGGTGCCCCCTGGGAGATACACTGAACTGCTCCCACCCGTTACCAGGAGGGGCGTGGTCGGTTTGTTCGCGGGCAATGAATTGGGCGGAGCCCTTCGTCACTGAGTCGCCAATGCCGTACATGACGCCCTCCTGATAAACACCCTTGTTCCGCTCCATTGACAAGGTGGCGACCGAGCGGTGTTCAATGCCGGAGCCCATGCGGATAACCAGCGTGAACTTATCGTTTTTCTCGTCCCTCGCCAGGGACATTTCATTAACGCCATCCATAGCCAGCTTCCAAGCGGCGGGGTCCGTACTTGGCCCGCCCACGGTATCTTTTATGGCCTGATACCATGAATTGTTCCAGCTACCGAGTGTATTTTTCGGGACGCGAGAATTTTCAGTCAGGCAAACAGGGTTGATATTGTAGTGGTCGATACCGTCAGTGCCCTTTTCTCCGATAGAGCCCTGCGGTCCCTGCGGCCCTGGTTCGCCCGTAGCGCCACGTTCGCCATCCTTGATACCTGCGGTAGCCTCACGGGCTTCGTCTATCATGTCGCCAAGCTGGGTAGCTCTACGCAACAATAATTCCGAATCCTTTGAGCGGTGATGGGCGGCTGTGGCCTCGACGTTCTCCTTTAGGGCATTGGCGCGACTGACCGACTCGGCGGAGGCGTCCGTACAGGCGCTATCCAGTTCGTCAAGTAGCTCGGAGCGTAGACCGGCAAAATCAGTCGCCATATCGTTCGGCTCGTCGAGGCGCTTAATTGCATTGGCCAGGTCTGTTTTCAGAGTATTGGCCATCGCCTCGGCTGCAATGGTACGGGCTTCCAGTTCCCCGGCCAGTTCCAGCATTTGCAACTCGGCGGAACTGATACGTTCCAGGTAGTCGGATTTCATTTCAGCCAGCAACTTGCCGACCGCTTCAATAATGTCTTTTTCACCCATAGGAAACCATCGCCTCTCTCAGTAAAGCCTCGGCACTCTTTTCGGGCTCGGGCGGGGGCTCGGGCGCGGGCGGAATCGGCGCGACAGGAGGGTTCGCGGCCTTTTTCTCGTCGAGTTTCATCTGGCGCTCGAACGCAGAAAGCGGTTGAACTTGCTGCTGTACCCTGGGCTCCTCTCCGCCCTTTACCGCCGGTAAACCTTCCATGCGGCGAGCTTCATTCGGGGAATAGACACCCTTCAATACGCCTTCACCCAGGGCTTCCATGCGGGCCTTCCAATCGGAGCGCAACAATACCGATGTATCGAAGTTAAGAGACTCGTTATGTGGCAAGCGGAACAGTCGGGCCAATTCCAGTTCGATATGGTCCAATAAAAACCCCAGTCCCGACGACAGGAAAAAGCCCATGACCGCCTCGGCATTATTGAAGGTGGAGCCCGTCATATCGTTTATCAATACAAGCGGAACGCGAAACACTCGGGCAATGTCGGCAATCGTCATGGAGTAGGCTTGTACTAATTGCGCGTCCTGGGAATTCAGCGACATAGAATCCCACTTCAAGCCATTGGACAGGATGGGAACGCCGCCGGAATCCATCTTTTTCGATTGCTCATTCCAGGCTTCGCGGAGCTGCTTCATTTGCTCGCGGTTCAGCTTTTCCTCGGTGGTTAATACGCCGGATGGTCTGGACATATTAGTGAAAAAGTTCGTCTGGTGAGCCCCGATAGCGAGGTTGGCAGATACCGCCCCCATCGCGGACTTGAGGGGGGTTTCGCCTCGGAGCCGGTCGCGGCCAGTGAACAGGCGTAGGTGCATCACATCGCGGGCGGGGTATATTTTATCTGTGTCTTGATACATCGGAATTGGGTTATTTACGGTATCCCCAATCCAGTAGAAAACTTGGCCGGATTGCTCATCCATCACACCCCTTGAACCGCGAGGGTCCATAAGGTGTAACTCCCGAATCATATTGTTGTCATTACGGACGGGAACGGCGTAGGAATTTCCTGTGAAGTACACCGACCGAATCAAATCCACTATGAAACTGGAACGGGTTTGGTATTCGTTTGGATACTCCAATACACGGGCCACGTTGGAGTCTCGCAGCACGGTTCTGCCGCCATCTTCTTCCAGGCGAATGTGACGTATTGGGGCCATCGCAGCGGTTTGTGCCAGGGCGGATACACACGCCTCGACAGTTGCACTCGCGCCATCGGCGGATAAGGGCTTGCGGTTTTGCTGCCACCATCCAAGGTCCCACTCTGTATTTAAGGTCCCATCGACGGTATCCACCCAGGATTTCTCCTGAGTCGGAACTTTATCGGCTCGCCCTTTTAGTAACCTTAACGGGTTTAGATTCATTGCGGTTTCTACCCTTGGGCTTTTCAGCGCGGATTTCCCGAGTCTTATACTGTGGTTGCTTTATGTGTCGCGCCTCAGTCAAAGCGCACTGGGCGTTACCCAGTTCGATTGCTGCCTGGGCATCATCGTCAGGCAACGGTACAAACTGACCGGCCTTTGTGCCACGCAACATGAATACGGTTCGCATAATGTTCCCTCTGAATTAATCCACTCCCCGGCGGTGCCGGAGAGTGGGGAACATCGCTTAGTAAGTAACGCCTGTAATCTGGTTCACTGAACCAGGGCGCATGTTGGCCCAACTCATAAACTGAACCATCCGAATAGCAATGCTATAAGTCTGGAACAGTGAACGGATTGGAGCTAAACCAGCGGCGGCGTCTGCTGCTGCTGCTGTATCACCGACTTGGCCGCTATTGGGAGCCCTGGGGTGAACATTGGGGGTCATGGTCGGGTCGGTGCCATCGTCATTCATTTCGACGATAGTGGCACTGTCATTAACCTCGAACTCAACCGCACCCTGGGCCACCGCCAGTTCCGCCGCATCAATAGCAATCAACACGCCCTGGGGCACATTGGTCGATTGAATAACGGGAACACCGAACAGTGAACCACCAGCTAACTCCTCGCGGAACAGGTATACGCCTGTACTGGTAAGGATAGTGGACATGGCCATCGCATTAACGGGGTTCATTAAAATACGAAGCCGGTTGCCCATATTGGCAGCGAATATCGGGCTCAACAGGGCGCGAATATCAGCGGTCATTTGCTCGCCTGTTTTACCTGCCGACGCTGTGCCGGTCACACCATTGAGGTAGCCCGCTGGCATCACGCCCGCAACCGCCGCATTAGCCGCCATAAAGTTAGCGTCCAGTTGGGTAGCTGTATCGGAAATGATGAATTGACGAATTAACGCTTCAATAGAAGGGTTAGAACGCAAGGCCAGTTCCTTACTGAAAGTGGAAATCACACCCCACTTGTAAGGATTCAGCACCGTGGAACCGAACGTGGTGCGCTTCACTGGAATGGCGTCAGCTTCACCCGTCCAACTCGCGGATAGGTCAGTCGGGGTTCCCTTTCGGGTAGGTATCTTAATGCTTTGATAGCCATCAAATACCATTGGGGCACCGGCAATAGCGAACAGTTGCGCGGCGACAGAAGGCCCTCGGAGCAAGTCTTGAAAGCCCTGTACAGACTCAGTAACCAGTTCCGCTGCCCAGCCAGTAACAGTTGTTTGCGCTGGGTTTACGACAGTTTTGCAGATTTCCTGCAATTCCATGTCGTGACCATAACGCTCGTTTAACACCGCTTCAAGGGACTTGCCCTGACAATGCGCCACAAACGCGGCGGTGGCCTGCTTGAATAACAAGTCGCCTTTTGGGCGGTCCTTGTTAGTGCGACCCTGCGAAATGCCGGGAGCGACTTTTGCAATAGCTTTTGCGCCGAGAGCTTTTTCGGCTTTCCGCAAATTGGTTATGCGAGTCACAAGTGTTTCCACTTCATCGGCTTTCACTTCCAGCACAATGGTTTCATCATCGGTCAGGTCGCGTTCTTCCGCTTCCGCCAAACCAATTACCTCGGCCACATCGGCCTGGGCATCGGTTAACGCCTTTTCGGCGGCTGCAATTCTATCCTTCAAGTTCATGGGAACT